TGGACAGCAAATTAAATCAAAAGTGAATATCTATAATGGTAAAATTTACACATGAATCATTAATTTATACCAAGCTTCTCCTTTATTACTTTAAGCCTTATCTCTTCAATATTAACAGACCTAACTCTTGGTCTGTTCCTCTTTGGAAAGTTTTCTCTAATGTATTTACTTCTTTCTATTGTATAATTAGTCTGGAATTCAGAGAAGTTGGCATAAAATTTCTCATTATGCTTGGAATCATCAATCACTGAAATGGATAATATAACCATAAGAAACTTTTGTAAATAGCTATCATTTGTTACAAATTTTTCATCTGACTTCGTCAGTAAAAGTTCAATATTGTGTTCCATATTAAATATCATGGCTTTAATTATGTTATATTCTCTAGTACTTAAGTCTATCTTTTTATGATTCAGACCAAATACTTTATCCTTTAGCAAAACCTCCATTGTCTTAAATCTATCATCATTATAACCAAATATTGTCATTTTATTTTTACCTTGAGATACTGCTTTTGGGTATTGATCAAAATCATCTTTAAACTTCTTGAATTTATCATCTACCACACTCAACCCTGTCATTAGAGAATCCAATGCTGTTGGTAGATGCTTGATTATATCTTCCATAACATCATAATTATTATTTTCATCAAACATTTTGTTTACCCATTCTCTGATTTTAACAAGCCTAAGATTATCAAAATTATTTATACATATTTCAATTATATCAAGATGCCAACCTTCAAACAAGTCTTTAGTTTTAATCAAATAATTTTTCTTATTGAAACATTTATCAAAACAGTCAAGGTATTCATCTTTTGTTAGCCCTTCTTCTAATATTTTGCTGATAAGTATGGTATCATCAATTTTTTCTTCTTCATTAACAAAAATATTATCAAGGCAAGTATTTTTATATGTATTATAATCAATGAACCTTCCTCTCCTCTTGTAATAGATGTGTTCACTGTTGTAAATACTTTTATAATTGATCTCAGTCATTTTATATGTCTTCTCTAAATAATTATAAAATTCTTGATCTCCAAAGGCGTAGACAAATGTTAATGCTCCTGTATCAAACTTAGTATTGTAATAGTAATTATAAACTCTGTAGGCATCAATAGATTTCATGCCAGTAAGATTTAGCATGCTAAATGTTTCCAGTATAACATTGCCTTTATAAGTCAAAGCCACAATTTCTCTATCTAGGATCTGTGAAGCACCCACATAAACTATTTTTTCTGGTGAAAACTTCTCATATTTTAGTATCTTAAATTTATCTTCATTATCTTCAAATTCTTCACAAAAACCATCATTCCATGCACATTCATAATAAAAGTCAGTGGCCTCATCTTCATCATCAAATTTACTTATATCAACCTGAACAAGTTTATTAATGTTTGTGCAGTAAAAGATCTTTTCTTCTTCCAAATCATTGTCTTTATTCTGAAATTTGGTCAGGTGGAAAATAGATGGATCGAATGTTTTCCTAAAACAAGTATAGAGATTAATTTTGTCAAAATTTATAAGGCTGGATTCATTCAGATGGATATTTTTACAAGCTGAAGTTAATTCTTCTAAAGTTCCATTGAAAGGAGAAGAATAAGCATTATAATAACTTGTAACCCATGATAATATATCATCTAGTTTATCTTCAGTCATTGAGTATTTTATCAATAAAGGGTCAAAATCATCAACATTGGCAGTGAAAAGCTTTGAAAATTCAGATAATAAATTGCTGTCATTCCAAATAGATTTTATTATAACCTGCAACATATACCTGGGTTTTGTCTGATAAACATAAGAACTTGTACTATATCTTGCTGCTTCATGCAACATATACACCAAATTCCCTCTACATCTGGTATTGTGTTGGAAATTTGATATCTTATACATATACTGTAGAATTTTAAATTCATGTTCATGATAAAAGATGGCAAGTTTATCCAAAAAATAACCATAACTTTTAATCATAAACTGTTTTAAAGTAGAACTTACACTAGCATCAAATCTCACCAATTTGTCATAATTAACATTTCCCAGATCTAATGAATATTTAAAGGACTGATACCCCCACTTTTGTAAAAAATTCCTTTTATTGTTATCATTATCCAATGTTTTAATAACCATATAAAGATCATGCAAATACTCTGTGAAATTATCTTCTAAGTAATTTTTAAGACACCTACTAAGATAGTTTTGTCTAATTGATAATGGTAAACTTAAAGGGTCCACATCCAATCTTCTTATAGAATTTTCTATAACATCTTGATAGGCAGACTTATCAAAATTTTCTAATGCAATTTTATCTAGATAATCTTGTACTTCTTCACTCAATCTAGACAAACTTGGCATATCTCCCTCAATAAATTCATCAAATGCTGCACAGCCTGCCTTATCTTCTATCTCATTACAAATTTGCATGATTTTTGTCGACTCTATTCTATTCATTATATCAGTCATTTCAACATCTATATTCATATAATTCAATTTCATCATCTTATCCATGATCTTAACAAGATTGTTATCGTTCATGTAACCATCTTTGAACATTTCAGTTATTTTATTGGTTAGAACATCTGAAATATCCCACATTTCCAAAGGTGAATAAAGTTTTACAGTTTTTCTGAATGTCTTAAACATATAACCAAAACAATTGTAACCGATATTTCCCATTTTTTTAGCACCTGCTAGAATATCAAATAAAGGATCTTGATTTATACTGTAAGAGGGGACACCATAAGCACAATTTTCATGGCTATATATACCAATATTTTCAGAAGTAGATCTATAACCCAACCAGTACATTGAACTGTGGTCACATGCTCTCATTTTCAAATTGAAACCCATAAAATTTATAAATTTCAAAAATAGGTGGCTAATCATATTTGACATTTCACCAAATTCTCCGTTATATATAAACAGGGTCTCAATGACACTTTTGTCTATAGTCATTTGGTAGACTGTTCCACAGAGTTTCAAAATGACTTCAGTTGAGCCAACCCATTGATCTCCAACTTTAGCTTGAGGTTTCAACCAATGATAAATCATGTCTATTTTATCATAACTGTTATCATCTATGGCTGTAATATTATCTAATGTTAGCTGATTTCTTACAATCATATTAAAACATTCATTGATATCACATTCTTCATTTATTGTGTGATCTTCACCATTGACTTTAACCATAAGAGGGATATCTTTTATGAAACTTTTGAGTAAAAAAACTGATTTTGCCTGATCTAAACCATAATCTTCTACAAACTTTTTGCTATCTACTGAGAAATTATTAAAACATTTTTCTATATTTATTGTAATTTTTTCTAGTCTGTATTTATACTTTGAATTTGATTTCAAGTATTCTATAATATTTCTCACATCTCTTACAACTCTTTTGTTTGGCTCAACTTGACTATATATATTATATTCCTTTGTATTATATTTCTGCATTTTATTTAAAAGCACTTTCTGGTACTCTATATCATCAGTAACCTTCTTTATCAATTCAAGATCGTGAGATGCATCTTTTTGTGGGAGCATTAAGTAACTAAATCTGCTATCAATTTGTTCAACTAAAATGGTAGCAGGATCATTATTTAACACAATACCTGTTTCATTATTGTCGAAATTTATATAACAAGGTTTGAAAGTTGTACCTATACGAGAGTAACAAATCCTATCTGTTGATAGACTATCCAATGCTTCATTACACATTATTAAATTCTTAAATGTTTTAGTTATCATATTCATTTTCTTTTCTCTTACCTGTTCTATATCTTCAATTTTAAACATATCTTCTCCAGATATCAAATAACCTTTTGTCAATAATGATTTCCATTCATTTATTCTAGATGACATATCTCTTACATTCATTTTTTCACCATTAACTGGGTCAATTATGTTTTTTACTGATATACTTTGATAGGCCCTACTTATTCTCCTTGTTTTGTCTTCATACATTAAACTGCTCTGATATTTCTTGTTTTTGTATAGATTCATGTATTTTATAAGATTTAAGACCACATGCTGTGCCTTACAAGTTGCTATGCATTTAATTATATCCTCATTTCCTATATATTCTACTAAACTCTTTAATTCACTATTTATTCTTTCACTTTGAATCTGTAAAGATTTTTTGGTTCTTATAATAGAATAAGTCTTAACAAAATTCATTTTATAACTTTCATCATATTTATCATTAAAAAGATCCAGTATAATCATTTGTTCACAAAGGTCTTTTTGATTGTAACTATTCAATCTGATCAATTCAGAATATGCACCACACAACAAATCAAGAATAGGATGTGATTTTGGATAACCTAGTAAATTAGGTAAAAGGTTTGGATTCTTCTTTATTTTGTAAAAATCACATATCATAGTTGCCATCAATCTTTTTTTGATGAGAGCCTCATTAAGGGTTGCACCCATGCTAATGTACTCTATAACTTTTGATGTCAGGTTTATTAAATCTCCAGAAGGCCCTTCATCACTTGGATCAAATTCCAAATTTGTTGAAAATTTGCCTACCATAGGAAGTAGCTTTTTATTTAAATATAATATTGATAAAAATTCTATGTATACATCTGATACATTGCATTTTTTTATAGAAAATATATGATTATTAGTCTTAAGACAAGATTGATAAATTCCAATTCCCTTATACAATGTCTTATTATTAAGTGCATAAAATCTCCCTGCACTATCATCTGAATGTGCATTAATATCAGCCCTAAAATAAATATCTGTCTCATTAACCATTTTCAATACCTTTGGTATTAAAGTGTTAGATGACATAATATTGGCTGCGTGCATTAGACTTGACAAATAATTCATTATCCCCATCACAAAGCTGTAAGGCATTACAAAGTAATAGCTATTTACTTCATCATCATGCACAAAATACTTTAAATATCTTGAGTTTTTCTTATTATTAGCAAAACACTCATAGCAATTAGGTGAAACGTATATTCTCTTCCTCTGATAACAATTAAAAAAATACAGACAATATTGTATAAAGCTTGAAGGTAATATCTTACTCATACCCATCAAGAAATATATATATTTATTAGTATTACTCTGAGGTGCCCATCTTTTACAATCCAATGTGGCATTACAATAGATTTCTCCCTTTATTTCTGGTCTCTCAAATAAAGAACTGTGTATCTTTCCTAGTCTTTTATTGCTTGGAACACTGATATATTCATTTTCAACCAAAGAACAAACTTTTGAGAAAAATCCCTCAAAAGGCTGTTGGAAAGTCTTTGTTTGCAAATCCATAACATAAATTTCACGATCACCACCTCTCTGCCACTTATCAACAACATGAAATTTAGGCTCAAATTTGGAATAGTGTGTTATTCTTTCCGCATAAGTAATATCCATGCTCTTAAATAAATTTATCTTCTTAGAAAGATCCTTTCCTTCAATACTGCTAAGTTTCTCACCAAGGCCACTAAAATCGTAATCATTCAACAATACATCACAAACTACAAAATGTCCTTTTTGACCAAAAAATGTCTTCCCTTCATTCCTTAGACCAGATGAATTTGCCACTGTTGACCATGATTTTGACAGCATTTGATTCCAAGATTTAAACAATTCACCATCAAGGCCTTTTGATTTTAAGTAATCAGCCATATGAATTCCTGATAGGTATGAACTTTCTTTATTAAAATAAAAATTTGAATCAACCATATCTAATGAGTCAAACCTATTCATTTGACTTATATGATCTTTTACACCAGGCTCAATCCCCAATCTATCATGATACTCTTCATGTATTAACATCATGCTTTGAAGATTCTTTACCTGTGAAAGTGTCTGAGTTGTGGGACACTTAGGCATTAAATAAGTTGAATATATCATATTTGTGAATGCTGTATCACCTGCAACCTCAAAACCTATAAAGGGATGAATCATACTAGTTTTGTTTTTAACACTCAAAAAATATTTTTTATAATTATTCAAAAACCCTTTATTCAGAAAGTACTGAAAGTGATCTTTCCAATCTATCATAAGTTCAGGCAAAACTTCTTGTATTGATGAAAAATCGCCCAGTGTATTTGCTAGAGGATACCTAAGATTATGCAGACTTTTTTCTGTATTTCTTCTTCCATTAAACATCAATGAAATATTAAATAATAGGTTATTTATATTGTAGCCACCCTCAGCTTGCATCCTGGTTTTTGATACATATATATAATTCAACAGAGTGTAATACAATGAGAGCCCTTTCTGAAGCTCAACTTCATGATAATTCATTGTTGGAGTTATAAGATATATTTTACCTTTGTAATTCATTGTTTTCAAACTTGTTCTATCACTGTCTAATGTCCAAAGCCATCTTATTTTTTCATTTATAGGGAACAAAAGATTGAATTCTCTTGATCTTCTTGTTGAAAATATTTTTTTCCCTCCTCTTACACACAATAATACATCTGAATATTTTAGGTTGTCCACCATTATATAATCATTTTGATGTGATGTTTGAGAGTAGTACATTAAAGTGTAGCATAATCTTGAATTAAATTCGGCCCACACCATGAAATCCATATTTAAAAATTCAGATACTGTTTCTTTGAAATCAGAAATAGTTTCTTTATCTAATTTATCAAAAAATTTTGTATCAGTATTATTTTCTTCCATAAGCATGTCTGACAAATTGTACCTTGTTGGATTATTCTTTGACTCCTCAATCATTGACTCAAACAACCTCTGGAAAAATAATTCATAGTCACCAGATCCTCTATACCTATGTGGAGAAGACTGATCTGAATTTGTAGACCAATGATGATGGGCTCTGTCATGATCATTTGTTTTGAATGTATACACAGCTTCTTCACATAACTTTCCACTATCTTTAGCACATCTATAAAGATTTTTTATCTTTGATCTTAATTCTTGAATACTTTTGTTGATTATATCATTATTTGAACCAGTCTTATCCTCTTTTCTCTTTTTCTTCAGCTCAAATATATCTTTGTTATATTCAATAAGTTGTATATTGTACTCAGGTGTTAGCTTTAATCCCATTTTTCTCTTAATAACTTTATGGCTCCCCAACAAATAAAAATAACTATAAACATCAGGGAAATTGGCTGATTTAAAGTATTCCAATGTTTCAGGAAGGTCAGCAAATGTTGTGTCTGACAGCTTAGGTGTGAAATACAAGAAAGGTTTTGATATCCAATGATCACCTGTCTCAAAATTTTTTAATGTGTTTACGCATCTTAACAGACCCTCATCAATTTGTTTTTCATCAACAGGATGATTAGTTATCAGATCAATTCTAGAATTTACTTCATGAACAATTGCAACACTTTTATTAATAATTGAGGTTGTATCTTTTACCAATTTGTAATCCTGATGATTTATAAAATCATTCACACATGTATACTCTTTTGTATCAGGTGCAATCTGTACACTATTTTTTATATCATAAGGAACACTTATGATGTCATCATTTGGCCTTGGGACATAATCTCCTATAGGATCTGACTGACCATTAAAAACCTTTAATGCCCTTTTAACCAGACTATAGAATGAATCATTCTCCATTAATACTATAAGTCTCTTTATTGAAACACCTCTATCATCTGTTATTATAGATAATGAATTATTTTTTAATAACAAAAAATGCCTGTTTTGATTTCCATTTTCAATCATCCTATTCAATCTAGTTATGAGATAATTTTTAGATTCATAATATATAGGTAGAAAATGTTTTGGAACTTTAATACCGAATTCATTGGAATTTCCCCAAGAATAATTCTTCAAAGTTTCATTAATAAAACAATATAGGTTATCAGCATCCTTCTTCATAAATTCAAAATTATAATTCTGTTCCATGTAAACATATCTGCCGAAAACATTATAATGGTTAACATGAGCTTTAAAGCTGTTATACATTGAATCACATTTCTTAAATGTTACATTAGCACTTGAAGTACTAGTGTCATAAGAAATCAATTCCAATATTACTTTCTTCTTTGAAATAGACTCTATTTTATCTTTTGCCTCTTGGTATTTCATGAGACCTTCACCCCCTTTCTGTAATAAGGTCTTAAGTTGTGAAGAAGTAACACTAAATTCCATTATTCTTATAGTCTCATCATCTTCTATCAATCTATCAGGGGTTTTGTTTATACCATAAATAGACAAATCAGCATCTGTATCAAATTTATCCTGTATTCCTTGATCCAGGAAGTAAATGCAGGCAAATATGTTGTGTCTTACCTTAAAGCATTTTTGTGACATTTGATTAAGGAAGATTTCATCATAATTGTGACAAATAGCATTAAATAAAGCTATTCCATTCACCATAGTGTCCATCACCATACTCAGTGTTATTTCATCTATTCTGACATCTGAATGCATCAGACTGTCCAAATAGTGATCGAAAGCTATCAATTTGTCAAAGTAATAAACTTCATTGATAGGTTGACTGTCTACAGGTTTTAAACCTGCAGAATATGTTTTAATGTTAAAATCGATTATCTTCTTAATTTTCTTGCTGTCCG